GCCCTGACGGATGCCGCCTCGACACTGAAAGCGGCGTCAAGTGCTGATTTTGGGGCATTCTGGGACGTTGCCGGGGCGGCTTTTGTTGCGGTGCAAGCTGCGGTTTCGGTTCGGTCTTTGGTTAAGCGCTTGCGAGAGTCGATCCTCAGCCCCTTGACTGCGATAGCCGGGGCTGTGGGCAATGTCTCGCGGGCTATGGACGTCATGAGCAATGCAGCCGAAAGCCTGGTCGATACGCCGGGGGATGTTGTGACGGCGTTAGACGACATCCTGACAGCGATCGGATCGTTTGTTCCGTTGGAGGCGATCGTGCCAATCGTCGCGGCTGCGGACGCTACAACCGAGCCAACCCCGGACGCGCAGCAAGCCGCAGACAATGCCGTCCATCTTCAGAGACTTGTTGATCGGCTTGCTCTTGCAAACGCCGCGACTCAGATTTTAGACGTGAATTTCGATAGTTACGACGCCGCAGCCTCAGCGCGGGATTCTCTAGCCGATGGTTTTGTCACGGCTTCTGAGACCGCTGCGGGGGACGTTTTCGACGCGTTGACGGAGGCTCGGGGGGCTATGGTCGCGGACGTGACGGAGCAAGCCGCAGATCTGCCCCGGGTCCGGACGTATACGGTGGATCGGCTCATGTCGTCTATATTGCTGGCTTGGGAGCTTTACGGAGACCCCGATCGGGCGTATGAGATCACCGAGCGGAACAACATAGCACACCCCGGCTTTATCCCGCTCGGGACTATATCGGTGCTGTCCGAATGAGACCGATTGAGCCTGTTACAATTCGCGCAAACGGGCGGGATTATACCGGATGGAAAGACGGTGTTACGGTTACCGCGTCGATCGAGTCAGCCGCGCGGACGTTTGATTTTGTTTCGACGGAGCGCTACCCCGAGATCCACCCGTGGCAGCTGCGGCCCGATGATGCGGTGGAAATCCTTTTCGGCTCGGACGTTGTTTGTACCGGATACGTTGATCGGATTCAGCTGGACGATTCAACAACCGCGATCAGTGGACGGAGCAAGACGGCAGATCTCGTAGACTGCTCCGCAGCGCTCGGGAACATACGAGGGTTGACGCTCGGGGCTCTAGCCAACAAACTCGCGAAGCCTTACGGGGTAACCGTCGAAGAGGCGGGGATAACTACCAAGATCGTCTCTAGGCATCGGACGCAGCCGGGCCAGACCGTTTACCAGGCGATCGAGCGTTACGCGAGACAGCAAGCGCTTTTGTTGACGGACAACGCGCGTGGAGATCTGGTCTTGACGCGCGCGGGATCTCTGCGGGCTACGACTGCGATCGAGCGTCCGGGTAATGTGCTACCGGGCTCCTCTGTATCGTTTGACGGCTCGGGGCGGTTTTCGCTCTATGAGTGCCGGGGACAGCAAGCGGGGGACGATGATACGAACGGGGAGGATGTTAGCACGCGCGGGAGCGCTAGCGATGACGGCCCGACGCGTTACCGTTATTTGATGTTGACGGACAAAGTCCGGGGCGGGGCTGCGGGGCGTAAAGATCGGGCAGTTTGGGAGGCGGCTACGCGCGCGGGGCGTTCGGTTGAGGCGGTTTATACGCTGGTGGGATGGCGGCAAGAGATCGGAGATCTGTGGGCCCCGAATCAGATCGTAACCGTTACGGACAAAGCGCGGGGATTTGAAAATCAGGATCTATTAATCGTATCAGTAACTTACAACCTAAACCGGGACAGCGGGACAACCTCCGAGCTGACATTAAGACCGATCGCGGGCTATGAGCTGTTAGAGCCTCGCAAGGCATCGGCGGGTAAGGGCTCAGCCTCCGGACGTTGGAAGGAGCTTGATACGGTCAAGATCCCCCCGAGAAAGGGGGCCGCGCAGTGATCTCCGAACTGCTTATGGCTGCCTCGGAGATCTTCGGTATGGTCTACCGGGGCACCGTTCAACGGGTCAACGATTCGACGCTTTTGCAATCGCTGCAAGTGCGGATCTCCCAAGGTGAAACCCCCGCAGAAGACGATCTAGTGGAAAACGTGGAAAACTTCGCGCCCTACGGGCTAACGGCGGTCCCGGTAGACCCAACCGCAGCGGGAGCCGCCGAAGCTATCGTTGTCAACGTCTCCGCAGATTCGGAACATCCGGTCATTATCGCAGTGGCCGACCGTCGTTACCGAGTTACGGGGCTCGCATCCGGGGACGTGTGCGTCTACAATGCTGCGGGGCAGTCTATCAAATTGCTCAGCGATCGGATCGTGATTGAGTCCGGATCGATCGAAATTGGCGCGGGGGCTGTGGAGAAGTTGGTACTGGGTGACTCGTTTATGACGCTGTACAACGCGCATACACATAACGACCCGCTTGCGGGTGTGACAGGGGTACCCGTCGCTCCGATGACAGCCGCGCAGCTCAGCGTTAAGGGGAAGGTGGGTTAATGGCTACGTGGGTCGCATTGTCGGGGGAAGTTGTTGATCCATATGCGGGTTTTCATCCGATGCCCCCGCAGCTGAGCGAGACGGGAGCGGCTACGACAACCCTTGATCGTTTGGTTTCGGCTTCTCTGTTTTCACACGCTCGGCTAGACGTGGACGAGTTACCGGAGGGGGAGACGCATCGATCGGGTTGGTGGGCCGATCCGTATACTGAGGGGGATCGGTTCGGATCGAAGCTGTGGTCTTTGATGCGGCAACCCCTTGGGGGCGCTGTGGTGCGGCAAGTAGGGGAGGAGATCCGCTCTGCTCTGGCTTGGATGGTAGCGGACGGGCTAGCCCGCTCGATCGACGTACAGCAGAACAGGATCAAAAACGGGGTAGGTGTTGTGATCACCATAGAAAGCCCGGACGGGACGAGAAAAGCCTTTCAATATAAAGGGTTGTGGGATGCCATTCGTTAGACCTTCAATTTCTACGCTGATTAGTCGCGTTTCTGACGATTTAAACGCGTGGCTACCGAACGAAGACAGCCGGATCCGGAGATCTACGCTCTCTGTGCTGGCTCGTGTTTTGAGCGCTGCTAGTCATAGCCTGTACGGCTTTATCGATTGGGTATCTAAGCAGGCGATTCCCGACACAGCCGAAAGCGGCTACTTGCACCGCTGGGCCGCGTTGTTTGGGGTAACCCCGATCGCGGGGATTAAGGCAACATCGACGGCTGTGCAGTTTGAGGGGACAAACGGGATCATCGTTCCAATGGCTACGACATTCCAACGCGTTGACGGTGTCCAGTACATAACGGATGCAGCCGGGACAATTTCGGGGGGCAATGTTCAGATCGCTTGTACTGCGGTCCTTGATGGGGACGCGGGTAACGCTGTATCGTCAACTCTTTTTGAGCTGGTAACCCCGATCGCGGGCATCAACTCCGCAATCGCTAACCCGGTAGCATTCACAGGGGGTACGGAGGATGAAAGCGATCCGGCACTATTGGCGCGATTATTGGCGCAGCTTCGCAACCCCCCGCAGGGGGGAGCCGAGACGGATTACAAGCAATGGATCGCGGAGGCTCTGCCAGATTTAACACAAAACGTTTGGCCTCAATACCACTCCGCAAATGCTACGGTACCCGAGGGGGCCGTTAACGTCTATTTCTCGCTTGTTTGGGACGGAGCAACCCCCGCGTCCGTTATCCCGTCCGGGGCGCAAGTAACGACGGCTCAGACCTATCTAGCGGCACGGATACCCGTTACCGTTGACGTGTTGACGGTAGCCGCCCCAACAGCCGCCCCGATCAACATGACGATCGAGCTAACGACGGACACCACAGCCGCTCGGGCGGCTGTTACGGCCCAGGTTAACGATATGTTCCAGCGGCTAGCAGCCCCGGGGGGCGCGTCGATCGAAAATAGCGAAGTCCGCGCAGCGATTGCGCGCGGGGACGAAAAATTCGATTTGACGAATCTGAACGCAGACGGGACGGGTAACTCAGATCTCGCGCAGGGCGCTACAAGCCTCATGCACTTAGGCGCAATCACATGGGCATAGCACGCGCGAACTTTTGGACCTATCGCACATTACTAGAAAGCCTACTACCCCCCGGGGAGTTTTTCCGGTTGGAGCGCGACGGGGATTGGGGCGATACTTTGGGGGGGCTCGCTGAGGAGCTAGCCCGGATCCACAATATCGCGCTTGAGTGGATTATTGAGGAGACCGATCCCCGAACAGCGGGAGACAGCCGCAGCCCGGATAATAAGTTCAATTATGGCGGACTCTTAGCGGATTGGGAGCGCGTGTTAGGGCTACCGGAGCCCGATTGCGCGATCGAGGCTCTGACGATCGAGGCTCGTAGGCTTCAAGCTGCGGCGAAAATCTCCGCAACCGGAGGGGCAACCGCTGCTTACCTCGTAGCCGTTGCAGCGCGCGCGGGCTATGCGATCACGATCGACGCGAACAGCGACGGACCGCACCCATTTAGATGCGGCTCTACCGGCTGTGACGAGCCGATCCGGGGGCTGGCTTGGGCTTGGGCCTTTATCGTTAACGGACAGCTAGCGCAGGCGCTATATTTCCGCGCGGGGACTAGCGGTTGTGATGAGCCCCTGATTGATTGGGGGAATGATCTGCTCGAATGCCTGATCAACAAACTCAAACCGGCGGAATCGTTGCCGCATTTCGTTTACACTTAGGAGATTTTGAAAGATGAAACGCATAGATTCTGCTTCAACCATCGCAGTCAAGCCCGCTTATGTGGTGGGTCCTAACCCCGGGGAGTTTTTCACCGAGGGTAACCCCGGGGTCGCGGACGGCACGATCCCCGGGCAGGATTGGTTCAACATGGTGCAGGAGGAGATCTGCAACGCGATCACAGATGGCGGGGACACGCTGGACGCTGCGGACGATACGCAACTTGCGGAGCGGCTAGAGCCGCTTAAAGGGATCATATCTCATATCACAGATACTACCGCAACGGCTACCGCAGCAACTCGGGTTATTATAGCAGCGGGGACCCCCGCTCAAGCTACGGGGCTCCGTTCTGCGGTTATTGCTGGTTTAGGTATCGCCTCCGGGCAGTCTTCTATTATTGCTGCGTCTGAAGGATCTAGCCAGGCGTCTAACTCAAAAACGGCGGTTATTGCTTCACAAGCCTGTATGGCCTCAGCCGTGGAAAGTGCGGTTATTGCGTCTGATAGCGCTAGCGCTTCGGGTGTCAATTCTGCCGTTATTGCATCTATTGAATCTGCGGGGACGTGTGAGGCTTCGGGAGATGGCTCGGCGGTTATTGCATGTGATGACGGGGAAGCAACGGGGGCTAAAAGCGCGGTTATTGCGTCCGATACGGGAGAGGCTAGCGGAGATGAGAGCGCGGTAATTGCGTCTGATTCGGGTACGGCTAGCGGGCTTAATTCTGCCGTTTTGGGTTGCGGCACTTCCGGAGGCGGGGCGGGGGTCGAGGCTGCGGGGGGTCGATGCGTTGCGGCTGCCTCGTTCCGATCAAAAAACTCTAGCTCGACGTCCATGATCGCGGCTTCCGAGCGTATGGAGCTAGGCACCGCTAACACGTTCGCTTTGGGTTATCACGATACGACAACCCCCACGTATAACGGCACCGATCAAAATCTCACGGTAAAGCTTGAAGGTACCAACGGCAACGGGACGTGCGAGGGAGCTTGGACCGGGGGCGGGGCTGACTATGCGGAGCTAATGCCTAACGTTTCTAACGGGGTGATCCCTCCGGGGTCTCTCGTTACGCGCG